GACACGCGGTATCTGGCACACAAAAATGGGAACGGGGCGGTGTGGACGAAGATTCACAAACCAGTCAAGATTTTAGAGATTAGAAAGCTGAACGGTGAACACGACGAAACAAATACTACGAAAGACCTTATGAAGAAGTATGGCGTAGATAATGTTCGTGGTGGCGCATACACACAGTCAGTTCTTGATGACGCGACCAAGGCAGTGCTTGAGCGCGAGATCGTAGGAAATACTGACAAGTGTTATGCGTGTGGGCAGTCTGGGCACTTTGCAAACAAGTGTCCTTCAAAGGTCGAAGTAGTATGGGTGCGAGAGGAAGAGGAATGGGGTTGTGACCACTGTGATAAGACATTCACCAGTATGACACGGGCACTTGCACATGAGCGACGATGCACATCAAATCCAATTGTATATGGTAAGATATCTCCTAAAAAGAAGACAGGAGCGTGTTATCGTTGTGGTCGGACGAGCCATTACTCCCCAGATTGTTATGCATCTACACACGTTGATGGTTATGACATTGATGACTAATCCTCTTAATGTAGGAATGAGTTGCACAGATGATCGCACCAGTGCTCCATGTTAGTGACCTGCTCATTGATGAATGACGTCACGATCCGAACAATGTCGTCGATATCCGTGTCGGAATCAAAAAGGGAGACCATCAGGTATCCAACCGAACGCCCAGCGGCATAGAGTGCGTCGTCAATCTCGCCAGTGATGCGATCACCAAAGTGCTTCCTGAACGTCACCTGGTACTCCTTGGCAATCGCAACACCGCCCTCATCTTCCGCCCAGTACCGAAAATAGCCCTCACCAAAGTTCATGTGGATCTCCTTTGCGGCATACCCACGCAGCTCACGAGCAGTTGTATTGATCGTAGTGTAGTAGTCCATTTTTTGGTTACTGTGTCGCTTATGTGTAAAACGGATTCTATTCACTCATTTACTTACTTTTTGACTACAATGAATCTCCATCAAATCTTTCTTCGCTCTCCGGCTAATCTCTTTGACGAGTTTATTGCCGAGTGTCAGAAGTGGTATGAACAACCGGCTCACACGTTCACAGAGATGCGTGTGCGAGCCAACAAGAAGATTCGTGGTGATATCTTTGAAGAGTTTTGTGTACTCTATTTGAAGCACGTAAGGAAGTACCCGAATGTCTGGAGGCTTGAAGATGTGCCCACAGAGATTTTGGAAACGTTGAGTTTGAAGAGGCAAGATATGGGCATTGACATCATCTGTGAAAAGGATGGCAAGTATACGGCAGTCCAGTGCAAGTACAAGAAGCACACTGGTCACAAGAGCAAGACGATTGTTACGTGGTCCCAGCTCTCAACCTTCTACGCTCTGTGTATGCGCACGGGACCGTGGGAGAAGTATGTTGTGATGACCAACTGCGACTATGTGCGCCATATGGGCAAGAAGACTGCCAAGGATCTGAGCATCTGTCAAAAGACCTTTCAGAACATCACGAAGGAACAGTGGACTCAGATGTGTGAGCTAGAAGGGAATGTGGTAGAGGGCGCGCAAGCGACAGTGAAGCAACCAACACCCGAGGAACTCAGGGAACTGCGATTGGCACGGTTTAAAATGGAAACAAATGTACCTACACAGTCCTAGGTAGAATGGATTCTAATAAGCAACTGTATGTTCTCTGCTGCGACGGAATGGAGTGGGAGGATATCGTCATCTTCCTTCTGACCAAGGAGGAGGCAATCGAGAAGTCAAAGATGTATCCAAAGTCTCGTCTGGAGCGATTCATTCGGTGCATTGATGGCGACGCACACTGTCCATCCTACAACTACTATCAGAATGGAGTGTTTCACGAGCAAAAGTAATCAGTGGTGGCGACGAGTTTTGCGCGCACGACGCTTGGACTTCTTCGTCTTACGGTGACGACCTCCCTGTTCTTTTCCAGTCCATCGTTCCATTGCAGCCTCGTCATTGCCCGTTCTTTTGGCGAGCCTGCCCGCGCGCCTGAGGTCCTCGATTTTTTTGGTCGCTTCTGCCGGGGTGTTACCCAGAGGATAAACGCTGGATTTTTGTATATTGCCGATCACATACCAGCCAGGTCCAGGATTTTCATCGTTGTAAGGCATCCTAAGGCTAAATTCGCCTGGCATATTTTCATTTGTCGGTCCCACAACCTCCACTCTTACCCAACGCTCATCGTCGTGCGGAGCGTAAGGCTTAGCACCGGGCATAGCATACCGCAAGACCTGAGGGCGGCGATAGTCTATATTGAACTGCTGGTACTCCTTGTTTACCATCTTTATTATACGCGACGACGAGTTTTACGGACCCGACGCTTGTGCTTCCGTGTACGACGACCGCCCGAAGTGTTTGCAGGAGAAACCCATACGTTACTTTCATCCTCCGCAGAAACCTCTGGGCGCATTGACATCAAGATAGGTCCATCGGCTCCTTCACGCTTAAACGCAACAAGAATATTACCGGATTCCGTCCAAAGGGATACATAATGAACCCCATCTGCGCTTGTGTCCGGAATATCAAACTTATAATCGGAGTGTAGGATGTTGCCCGTCTCTTTGAGATCACCATTCATAATGTCGCCTACAATTTTAAGTATAGCATCGTCACTCCTGTTTTTGAATGCTTTCTTGACCGCCTTGTGCATCTTTATTATACGCGACGACGAGTTTTACGGACCCGGAGGGTCCTTGTGACCCGTGCACGACGCTTGTGCTTCCATGTACGACGTCCACCCATTGCGTTCTTAGGAGGTGTGGCTTTCATGAACTTACGGATGATATCGGCAGGTCCGGATCCAGGTGCAGAATCTTGTCCTGTTTTCGTCTCGTAGATATGACGAACCGTTTGATCGACTGCCTTCTTATTGGTTACTCGCATGATGTGGGAAAGGTCGAGAAAAAATCGGGTTTCTTCAGGATCAAACGGTCTTCCGTTCTCGTACCCGAGTTGTTCATTGTCATTAAGTTCCTCGACCCTATCAAAGATCGCCGTCGTCCGCTCACCGTCTTTTTGATACTCTTTGAATATCCCGATGATTGGGTTGTCCCATCCTCCTTCATAAATGATATATGGACTACCGGGTGCGAGTTTTTCAAACTGGACCTCTCTGGACATTTGTTTATACACTCTGAATAAATTCCCAGTTCAGGTAGTCGCATATCTTCTTCCAGATCTGATCGTGAGCGATTAAGCGGTCGCGACTTTTTAACAAAGGAAAGAATACTTTATACTCGTCCAAGTCCAGCAGCTCAAAGAACTTGTACAGGATATACGAGTACGAAAGAAAGTTCGTACGATCGTTAGGACAATACAGCAAAAATGGTGCCTGAATTTCCTGAAACATTGCTCGGACCTTTTCCTCGATCTCCGGGGTGATGGTCGGAGGTGGATTTCCATTCAGACGGCTCAGGATGTGAGCACGGTGCTCGTAGTACTTGGACCGACCAAGCTTCTTCAGGATCTGACGCGTATCTTCCTCAGACAGGTCCGCAATATTGTCGATACGGCGCTTCTTGATCTCCAGCACAACCTCATTCATCACCTCCTCGGGAATAATGGTCGATTCCTTCGCCTGGAATTGATTAAGGATCTCATTAAGATGGTTAATCTTCTTGTATGCGTAGTTGTTCCGCTCTTTTGGCGGGTCACGGAAGCTTGGGAAATCGCTCACCACAAGCGCATACTCTTCAGACCCGCAACTAGGGCACACCAAAATACCTTCCGAACTAATCTCTTCTCGCGCGACGTTACAGGCAGAGCAGTGTTCCGTCAGGAGCTGAGTCGCTTCAGGTCCGTTGGACAGCTTCATCCGCGCAACGTACTCGTCAAAGATCTGCTTCTTTGATAATCCGGCATCCACGGCGGGCGTATTTGCGACAAAGAATTTAAGGAAGGTATTGGTTTCTTTTGGGAGCGGGGCAGACTGGGAAGGACCTGACTCCTTCCCGTAATAATCCATCAGGATGTCCATATTTTTCATATAGTAATCCTCAACGGGGTTTGCCCTAGAAAGTTCCTGTTCTGTCTCGCGAATCTGCGAATCCACCTGGGAGCACTTGACGATCTCCGTCAGTTCAGTTGATGTGCTCAGCTTTTCACGTTGACTTCGAAGTTCAGCCAGTTTTGCTTGCAGTTCAACCTGTTTGGATCCCGAATCACGCAGACCCTGCACTTGTTCCTGATGGACCGAGTCCAGAGTCCCCATCGACGATCCGCTCCCTCCCAGCTCCCTCGTCTTTCGAATTCTGAAGACGTCCATTTACAAACTCTTCCGTTTGCTTCCTGAAGACTGGATTTGTAAACATACAAGGTCGTTGCCGTTTCAACAGTGCAAATGTTTGTTCATAGTTCCAACCATAATGTGTCGTAACGTAGGTCAGAGTCAGGAATGCTGACCGATTAATTCCGCATTGACAATGCACAAACACCGTGCCCAATCCGGGATCACGCAAAAACGCTGTCAAGACTTCTTCAAACTTTGGATACCAGTCTAAAATGTTCACATTCGCTGAGTCAAACGCATTCAACACCAAATAGTTATTTGGATAGGCATTTCGAAACCAAAAAGGCGAGTCATCTGGAAATGCACAGTTGATCACGTGTGTAATTTTGTTTTTGCTCCGAAATGTAGTTGTGAGCATCTCACCTGCACCAACCAAAATTCGTGAAGAAAACCAAGCAGGGGTCTGCTGGAGATACACTGGTCGGAGGAACATACTTCTTTAAGGTACTAATGTTTAACCGAAACGTTCGCGCATCTCTGCATACGTCATCGGTGTGCTCGTGTGCTCATCTACCGCCTTGAGTTGGTCTCCCAGACTCATATCCTTTGGAAGCGCCTGAAGTTTCACTCGAGCCACCTCCTTCTCTAGTTCTTCAACTCGTGTCTTCAGTGCGTCGATCCAAGTCATCAGCCTTCGGATTGCTTGTGCAGTAGTCTTGTCCATCTTGACTATAGATCATTTGTCAGGTCTAAATCTATTTTTACCAACACGTCTCCTTCTCGAGACGACGTGCCTGTAGCTCCTCGTTTGCAGTGGGAATGGTAACATCTTCCGGATTCAAAATGGACTTTGTCGGTGGCACAAACTCAAGGTAGACGTCAATATGGTAACCATCTTTCACCTCGTAGGTGGCTTGTACGTAGTTGCCGCAGCTCTTCTCGAACCGGTCCAGGACCATCTGTTCATTAATAACATCTTCCACCGAGATCGACATCGACTGGTTCAGCCGGCAATGGAGTGGAAGCTGAGTGAGAACGAAACGAGTAGACCGCCCGTGGTAGACAGCTTCCCAAAACCACTTCTTCAGGTTTACAGCCCGAGCGATATCCATCAGCTTAGTGTAGAGAGTATGTGCATAACGCTTCCGATCGGCCTTGGACTCATCGGCCGCCCGGAGAATGCAATCAATATCATTGTCGGAGAGGATTGGAGTCGTCATTCGTGTCTTGCACTAGGCTTTAGTGTCTGGCATCAAATTCATTTTATCCCAGGAAACTCAGCAGAAACACATTCAGGAGATGCGACACAACAACTGCTGCAGCTCCTAGCACTCCAGCGCCCTGCCACGACACTACACCACCCGACGTATATGCATTTGGGATATACCTCAGGAGGAGGTCACGGGGTGCGGACAGCGACAGCAGGACAGTGGCAAGGAAGAATGAGATATACAGCGTCAGGTTCGCCCACATCATTCGCATCATCGGAAGCGACGGCTTAAAAGAGGGCGCCATCTGGGTACGCTGGATGTGATCCGAGCCGGAAACACCAGCCATCGGAGGCATCGACTGAGGGAGTCCAGGCGAGGGGAGGAGGGCGTCAAGCGAGGTCTGGTCGTCCATTGTTTATGAAGGAGACACGATTTCGCACGTTGCATCTTCCACGCGATATTTGTAACATTTTCCATCGACCTTCACCGTTTTTGATTCGACATCCTTCACAGGCACACCAAGGAAGCGCTGTGTTGCATAGTTCCGGTGAAAGAGCAATACAGAGATCCCAAGCCCAATCACAAAAGAGAAGAAAGGACTTGCACGTTCGATTGCTTTTGTGATGTCAAGCATTACTTACTTGCGAGAAGATTGAAGGAGTCGGCTTCAGCACCACACGGTACCTCGATGGCGTTGGTACGAATACATCCAGTATCTGTGTGAAAAATGTCGTTATCATACGGCGTAGGCACTGCAATCTGCTTGCGGGTGGGCGGAATCAGACAGCACGAAATCAGCATACCGATGATCACACCGGCGGCAATCCACTCAAGATGGAACATTGTACTTACACGGGAACAACTTTTGCGCCCGACTTGAGTTCCATATACTTGAAGATGCCCAGTGCAATCGGTGTCATAATCAAGCCAGAATACGGGATCACAATGGCAATACCCGTGAGAACATACGCAACAATTGTGTGTCCAGTCAGAATCAATAGGCGATACGTGGCACCAATGCTAAACACATAAAGAAGTGTCATCACAACCTGCGATACGACGCTAAGAGATGCAAGAACGGTACCTGAAGGAGTGAAATTGGGCAGTTTAACTGTTGGTGCAGTTCCAAACTTCACTTTTTGTCCATCGGGAATCGCTACTGTCCTCTGTTGTCCGGTCTGGTCATCTGTATAGGTAAGCGTCAACCTACGTCCAGTGATAATGTTTGCAGATGACTGTTGCTCAGCCACTTTCTTCTGTAGCGAAGCAGACTCTAACTGGTTCGTCTGGAACTTGATACACTTGTCGTCTGATGCACTTCCACATATATTGGTTGCCTGTGTCTTGATATCAGCCTTCTCTGAATCGGACAAAGTTACATTCTTTGAGCCAGACAGCAGGTCCAGAGCAGGTACAAGCGTATTGTCGGCAACCAGATCGAGGTATCCTGGCTTTGCCTTGTCTTGCATACTTTGCGTAATGTCGGTCGTGGCGGTCTCGTCGCCCCACGTGGCTTGGTTGATCACGATACCCATTGTTAGTTAGCAAACACGAAATTCGCAAGACCAGACGTAATCCGGAGAAAGTTGATGGACTCCACGTAGCAACCCAGATTGTAGGTGTAGGCAAAGATGATGTTCTCGCCACCTGTGCTACGAACAACTGTAACCAATGTGTCCGGAGGGTACAGGAGGCTTCCGTCAGGATTTGTCAGTGCCTGTTGAGCTGCAGTAATCACAATTGGATTTGGTCCAAACACGCTCGACTTCAGAACGCACACAACCTGCTGGGCTGCAACTCCGGCTGCCGTAGGAAGAGGCTGTTGCAGAGTGAGGCGAAGAACGACCTTGTTGAACAGACTGCCATTGATGGCTCCACTTGGCTGGTAAAGGTCGTTGTTCAGCGCAAACGAATACAT